TTGGTCAGGTCAGGACGGAACACGCGTTCGCAACTGGCATAGAAGCTGTTGCAATCGATCAGACCAAATACCGGCGTCATCTTAGACATGGCTGCGCACGCTGCCGATTATTACGCCCCAGATGGCTAGCTCATCGCCTTCCAGCACATAGCGAGGCGGATACTTAGGGTTCTCAGATAAAAGGATCACGTCCTTTCCCCGGATGCACAGTCGTTTACACAGCGGATCGTTGTTCAGCAGCGCCACGACGATGTGACCATGGGCGGGCTCCAGAGAACGGTCTACCACCGCCAGATCTCCGTCAAAAATGCCCGCTCCCTGCATACTTTCCCCGGTGATTTTCACCAGGTAGACATGCGGGGCGCGAATGTTGAGAACCTCATCTAAAGAGATGTGTGCCTCAATGTGATCAGCCGCTGGCGAAGGAAAACCAGCGGGCACTTGGAACAAACAGAGAGGCAGCTTCAGGCCGACCTCGGCAATTGGGCCTAAAATTGAATAGCTCATTACGCACGACTTCCGACACTGTACGAACATACAGTTAACTTTCAGAAGCGCTCGCGGTCAATTTCTGTAGGAAATATCTGATAGGCGGGCGACATGTGCGGACGACTCTCACAGTACGACGGGATCCACGACTTTGTAGCGGCGTTGAGCATGCCCAACGCGCTGGTCAATCATACCGGCGACCAACCTTTCGAGCGGTACAACGCTGCTCCTACCACCCAGCTGGCGATTTTCCATCAGGAGGGTCAGTACCTGCATGCCGACATGGTCCGCTGGGGATGGCGTCCACACTGGGCAAAGGACCGCGCAGCGCCGATCAACGCCCGGGTAGAGAAAGTGGCACACGGCCCATTCTTTCGCGCGATCTGGCCGCACCGGGCAATCATTGCGATCAACAACTGGTTTGAATGGGTCGATGAGGGCGGCCCGAAGAAGCAGCCTTACCTCGTTCGCCGACGAGACCGAGCGCCGATCCTGTGCGCCGCCATCGGCCAATACCCCACCGCCGGACATCCACCTGGTGAGCACGACGGTTTTGTGATCATCACGGCCGACAGTGCCGGTGGCATGGTGGACATTCACGACCGACGCCCTGTGACGCTCTCGCCAGAATTGGCTCGGGAATGGCTAGACCCGGAGACGCTCAAAGATCGCGCCGAGCTAATGGCGTTACAGCAAGGCGAACCCACGGAGGCCTTCGAATGGTTCAAGGTCGACCGAGCCATCGGCAATGTGCGCAATCAAGGGAGGGACTTACTACAGCCTAAAGAAGAGGACCACCCAAACTAAGATTTCCATTCTGCGACCTAGCATCGTTCTCAGTTAATTCGCTAATTCGTTAATTCGTTAATTCGTCATTTCGTCATTTCGTCATTTCGTCATTTCGGTAATACGTCATTGCAACAATATCCTTCCGATATCCTTTCGATATCCTTCCAGTATCCAAAGTTGCAAACTCACTAGGAACAAGCGTTAAGATGTGCCCTCCCATACACCCATTGCCCTAGGACAAGGTACTCATATACACCCATTACCCTAGGACAAAGTCCCGTCATACGACCATTACCCCATAACACGTTACACAGCCTGCTTACCAAGTTGATACTTGACGGGAGTCTACAATTAAAACTAAGGTATCAAACACGCAATTTAGATTTTCCAGACCAAACGACGCTTTCAAGTGTCGCGACTTTAATTACCTTACGAGAAGCCAATGAAATATATTAGCTATGCGCGTCTGTGCCTAATTTTCGCAATTGAGTTGATTAGACTGCTTCAGCTTCTCGTTAAGAAAATCCCATGGTGAGAGCTAAAACAATCCTCCTAATGCGGAGGGTAGCCAGTTCATGATCACCAGCTCACCGCTGACATCGGCTTTGCATTGCCTCTGGTTGGTATTGGAGTAACGGATGTCCAGTGTCTCGAAATGGAAGCCTTCGAATACACGGCGGATATCCGGGTGATCGTTGATGCTGACCATCACCTTGCCTTTGCAGCGGCGCATGAAGTCGGCCATCCACTCGTAGTTCTCGAATGGAAAGTCCACGCCGTAGCCGGCGGTCTGCCAGTAAGGTGGGTCCATGTAGTGGAAGGTGTGGGCACGGTCGTAGCGTTCAGCGCATTCAAGCCAGGGGAGATTTTCGACGTAGGTGCCGGACAGGCGCTGCCACGCGGCCGAGAGGTTTTCCTCGATGCGTAGCAGGTTGATGGCCGGTGCGGTGGTCGCCGTGCCGAACGTCTGACCGGAGACCTTGCCGGCAAAGGCATGGTGCTGGAGGTAGAAGAAACGAGCGGCGCGCTGAATGTCGGTGAGGGTTTCAGGGCGGGTCATCTTCTGCCATTCGAACACCTGTCGCGAACTGAGCGCCCATTTGAACTGGCGCACAAACTCTTCGAGGTGGTTCTGCACGACGCGGTAAAGCGTGACCAGGTCGCCGTTGATGTCGTTGAGGACTTCGACGGGCGATGGCTGAGGCTTCATGAAGTAGAGCGCGGCACCGCCGGCAAAGACTTCAACGTAGCATTCGTGTGGCGGAAAAAGCGGAATGAGGCGGTCGGCCAGGCGGCGTTTGCCGCCCATCCAAGGGATGATGGGTGTAGACATAAAAAGCAAGACCTTTACTGTATGGATAAACAGGTGCTAGGCTCGCCGCGCTTTGTGCACGGAGCAAGAGCCTTGGCTGGACTCGCAGGGACCATCTGCAGGGACGGCGGCCGGTCTGGATGTTGACGCATCCGGACCGGCCGCTCTTTTTTCACTTCGGTGTTGAGACTTCTTTGGCGTATGCCTGACAGGCCGCGAGGGCAATCAGCCCCCGGTCGCCGTCATCGGTGACACCGATAATTCGTTGAGCATGCGCCGGGTCAAGTTCGGCTCTTGTGGAGCCATGAACCATGCCGCCGGTGGCGGTGGTGGCTGACAACGATCCGTTGCCGGTACCGGTGGGGGATTCGAGTAGGACTGACAGGCGCAGATCAGCAGTGGCAAGGCGGTCGCGCAGGCGACCTTGATCACGTTGGACATCGCTCAAGGCTCGATAATGGGTTTGATCGCTGGTCGCCAGACGCTGCTCGAGCGCGAGGCGCTTGTCCCGCTCGGCACGCTGTTGCGTGGTCGTGGCCTGGGCCAACTGATTGAGGGTTTCGGTGTGCTGCCGGGACTGCTCGCTGAGGCGACTACCGTAGCGCCAATCCTGTACTTGCCAGGTAATGGACGCAGAACCACCGACCAAGACGACCAGCAGCACGCCTTTTGCCATTAGCCGGTACGGCGCCGGGATCAGTTCGCCGAAACGCATAGCACCGCCCTCGCCCGTCCCCACAACTCCAGCCGATCCTGCAGGCCGTTGAGACCGCCATTGATCCTGCGGGTGATCGTGTTGAATTCGTTTTGATCGGCCAGCGCGTTCAGCCCATTCACCGACCAGAACCATGCGGCCGACTCGGCGGCCCACTGCGGCAGCTCCAGCAGTTCAGGCGTGCGCAGCAATCGCTCATCACCGAACAGCGCCAAGCTGCAGCGTAGGTAGTTGTCGTGGCCAGTGACCTGGATCAGGCCGCGACCGCGATAGCGCTGGCCATCACCATCTGCTGCCGGCGTGTTGCCCAGTTTCGCAGCCAGGTTGCCGGTGTCGTATTTGCTCAGGTACTGGTCGCCGCCCAGTTCGCGGACGTACTGCAGCTGACCCGACTCGTGACCGACTTGCGCCAGAAACGCGGCTTGGCGTTCCGGCGTGTTGATCTGCCGGTGGGCCATGGCTGCGTTGAGGGCGGATACAAAAACGCCCGCTTGGCGGCGGGCGTTGGGCATGATGCTTTGCAGCTGTTGCTCAGTGATGGACATACAAACTCCAGACATAAAAAAACCGCACTCAGGCGGCGACAGGATGCGGCTACTGCTTCTCGATGTTCACCACCTTGAGGGGTGGTTTCGGTCCTTTCTTTTTCTTGCCCTTGGATTTACCTGCTTTGCCGGCGTTGCATTCGACCGAGGTCGACCAGCCGGATTGGGTGAACACCTGCTCAACCGAATCCGCCAGGTATTCGCCATCAAGCCCGACCTTGAAACCCTGAGCGATGATGGGACGCTCGGCGAAGATGTCCGTTCGGCCGGGCATCTCAAGCCGCACATCGGCGGTCGAGCGGTTGAACGCCGAAAGACGGGCCTTGGCCGCCGCCTCAGCGGCGCCTTTATCAGGGTAGATATGGCGGTCGGTATGCACTGCCGGCAGGCCGTCCGGAGCGTCATCATTGTCGATGGTGACCACCGCGAGCTTGCCGTTCTTTTTGTCCTGATGTTTGGTGGCCACCGCTTTGTGCGAATTGCGATCACCGAGACTGAATTGCCAGCGGCTAAGATCACTGCGGGTCAGCGTGATAGCGCCAAATGCTTTGCCGCTGGCCGTCTGGCCACCTTGGCGCGGCATCACCAATAGTTTGCCGTCGGCGACCTTGGCAGTGCAGTCGTATTGCTTGGCCAGACGGGTGATAAAATTAAAATCGGACTCGTTGAGCTGGTCGACCCGGGCGACCTTGGTCGACACCGGACACACCGGCGTCCAGCCATTGCGCGCGGCAACGTCAGCCACGATCTTCGACAGCGGCACGTCTTCCCAGCTTCCGCTACGGATGGTCTTGCCGCTGCCACGCATGTCGCTGGCCTTGCCCTTGATCACGATGGTATCCGGCGGGCCTGACACCTCGACCGTGTCGACGGTGTAACTGCCCATACGCGTCAAGGTCGTTTCGGCATAGCCCAGGTAGATCTCGATTGAGCTGCCACGCCGTGGCAATTGCACTTGCCCATCACGATCGTCGATACGCAACTCAAACTCGTCGGACTCCATGCCCGGCTTGTCAGAGGTACGCAGCAACAACAGCCGATCATTGATCTTGGCCGTGACATCGGCGCCATCGGCGACAATGCGAAACATCGGAGTCATGGTTTTTTTCCAATAAAAAACCCGCACAAGGCGGGCCAGAAAAAGCAGGGTGTCGTTACGTGTAACGCGACGCGGCGCCGGCGAAGGCATTGCCCCAGGTCAATCCCACAAGCTGACGCCCTCACTGGTCGGACTGGGCAGATCCGGCAGGACGATAATCACACCAGACCGGAACGGCTGAGGCTCATCGGCTAGCCCCTGATTGGCATCGAGCACGGCCTCGACGCTGCCATTCAGATGGCCGTAAACGTTGTTGCAAATGACATCGAGCATGTCGCCGTCAGACGTCCTGCATGTCGTCGCCATAACGCTCAAACTCCAAAGTGAACCCCTGTTTGCGAGCAATCCCGCCGTGCAGCAGTGCGGACTGTTCCTCGTTGATGTTTTTCAGGCACCACGTCCCGATCACCTCGCCATAGCCCGTGGTCAGGGTAAGCGGTTGCAGCCTAGCCCCGATGGAACGCAGCGTGTCGAGCTGCTTTAAACCGCCTTTGAAGCCCGGATAGATCGTGCCCTTGAGCGTCAATTTTTCATCGCCCATACCGATGGCCTGCTTCGCCGGGCGGCGCGTCAGCCGCTCCTGCGAAGCCCAGCGGAATTCGGTCGAACGGCTCAGCTCGTCGAAAGCGGCCGTGTCCAGGTTGAAGTAATACGGCTCAATCTTCGGATCGCGCGGCTGAATGATCATCAGGTGTGGGAACGGCTTCACCGCCTCCGGCGCCGGCGTGGCCTCCACGGCAAAGGAACTGGTGGGCACGATGTTGGCTAGCGACGGGCTGACCTTGCCGGCGACGTTGTTGATCGCCGTGGCCGCTTTGCTCGCCTGTTCCTTCAACGTGCCCAGCCGATCCTGCACTTCAGCCGCCGCCCGGGTGGCGCGGCCGTACACCGCAACCACCTGACCTACCTTGGCCTGAGCCGCGTCGACGCCGCGCATCACTCGCTGAAGTTTGGCGCCGATGGCCGGACCAACGAACGGGATATTTTCCAGCTCGGACGCGGCGCCGGTCAGTTCGCGGATCGCGCCGTTGACCGGAGTCAGCATGCCGTCAGCACTGCGCCGCCCAGTTTCCGCTGCCTCGACCAAATACTTCAGGCTCGATTGCATTTGCTCCATGTAAGCCATGAAACCTCCTTAGACATGGGGTTCGTCGTACAGCTTGGCCGCGTTACTCCTCGCCGCGTCCGCCATCATTCGCTGCATGTGCGGCATCAGATCCTGCGCCAAGGTTTGCGGGTCTTTGACATCACCTTGCACCGTGACCGGCATGCTCAGCGAGTACTGAAACTGCTGATCCACCTTGGCCGGCTCCGGCTTCGCCGCCTCCTTGGGCTGGATGGCCATCGCCGCCGACTTGAGCGGCGCCGTCACCGCCATCGAGCGCGCGACATCCCCCAGCGCCGGGCCTTGCTGGCCCGCTGACGCCATCATGAGCGTCGTGGTCGGCACCGGCGCCTTTGCCGTTTGCTCGGGCTTTTCATCCTCACCACCGAACAGCGACTTACCCAACGATCCGCCCAGCGCCGCACCGCCCTGACTGCCCAGGTAAGCACCGATCATGCCGCCGATCGCGGTGCCGATGATCGGCACAACCGAACCGATGGCGGCGCCTGCTGCTGCACCGGCCATGGTGCCGGCTAGGTTGCCGGCGGCCGAACCATAACCTTCGGCTTTTTCGTCCTTGGTCTTGGCGTTTTGAAAGGTTTCAAGCGCCATCGCGCCGGACTCCAGCAGCGTGCCGCCAGGAATGACCTTGGCCGCCTTGCCGACCTTACCGACGGTTCCTGCGACAACGCCGAGCTTGGACAATGCCCCGCCAGGAACGGAAGGGACTGATGGCGATGGGATCGAAACAGGGGGACGTGAAACCGGAACAGGTGGACGAGGCACAGACGGGCGAGGACCTCTCGAACTCGGCAACGATCGGCGCCGAGCGCTGCGCCTTGACCCACGTCCACGTCGGCGCGATTCGCCCGACGCATCCACACCGCCCCCTATAGCGCCGGCATTGACGACGAAAACCTTCCTGACGCCGTCGTTACCTGCACCACTTTCAGTACCAAGGCCACCGCCTGTTGCCGCATCCTTCACCCGCGAAACTACATCCAGCCCAGTCGCTACCAGATCAAGTCCTCCGGGGTTTTTATTTGGGGCTTCGCTCCCATTCCTGCCACCGCGCGACCCACGCGCAAGGTTTAGCAGCCCCTTGCTGATCTTGATCGTGCTGAAGATACCTTTTAAGGCGATCAGCCCCGCCCCGACCGTGGCGATACCGGCAACCACCCCGGGCGCGCTATCCGTCAGCGACGTAATGCCTTTAGTAACCTTGGTCAACGACTCGGCCACGGTGTCCGTCACCGGGCGCAGCGCATCGCCGATGCTGCGCATGGCGTCATCCATCGACTGGGCCAGTTCAGCCCATTTCTGCGATGACGACTCGCGCCGCTCGGCGAGGTTCTTGTCGAGGATCCCGGTGGCGTCACGCGAATCGTTTTTGAGCTGGCTGTACAGCGCCTTGTTCTGCATGTAGGCCGACAGTGCGGCCTTGACCTGCATGTCGGCGAACAGGTCGCCGGTGCGCAGGGATTCTTCCAGCGAGGCCATCATGGCCTTGGCCTTATCGGGATTGGCTTCCTTGCTGATTTTTGACGTCGCTTCGGCCATGGCCGCCGCACGCTTCGGATCGGTCGCCTGAATGTATTTCTGAGCCAGCGCCATACTGGTTTCGAGCGTCGACATGCCGTTTTGCAAACCGGTCTGCATCGATCCCTTGTAATCAATCCCGGCTTTTTCGTAGGCCTTGACCGTGTCGGTCGAGCCGATTTTGCCCATCCAGTTTTTCAGGTTGTTGGCCGCTTCGTCCGAACTGCCGGCCTGCTTCATCTGCACCTGCAACATGGCGCCCAATTGCGTCACTGCATCCAAGCCAGTGATGCCGTTGCTGGCCATGTTGGCCAACAGCTCCGGAAACCACTTGGCCATGTCGGCCGCTTCAAAGCTGCCCGCCTGCCCTTGGTAGGCGATCGCCTCCAGCGCCTGCTGCATCTGTTTGGGGTCGGTGATCTTGGCGTTCTGCCCCAAGGCGTTGATCATCTTCGCCGTGTCGACACCGCTGGATCCCTGCCCCACAACAAACTTGGCCGCGACAGGCGCGTATTCCAGCGCCTTGCTCAGGTCCATACCGGCGCCGACCAACTGATTGACCACGTCGGCCACATCGTTGCGCGCCATGCCGGTGTCGCGTGAAGTGTCGATGATCTTGCGCGACATCTCCTGTTCTTGCGGCTTGTTGGCAATGCCGGCCTTGATCGCGATGTCTCGCACAATGGCGCCAAAATCAGCGCTGACCTTGGTCGGTACCGCCATGGCACCGACACCGACCACCGCTGCACCGACAGCGCCCTTCATACCCTTTACGCCAGAATCAATCTGCTGATGCCCCGTGGCTTTCAGCTCGGCCTTGTTGGCCGTCTGCCCCATCGAGCGATAGGCTTTTTCCAGCCGGCCGACCTCGATCCCCTGCTTTTTCAGGCTGTCGAGGTTCGAGTTCAAACGGCTGAGTAATTTGGACGCACCGGCAGCGCCGGTGTCGTGAGCCTTTTTCCATTCTTCGCGCAGGCGGATGGTGTCGCCAATCGTGCGCTGCAGCACGCGCGCTTTGTTACCTTCAGCCTCGAGGCGCTTAATGCGCCCGGTCACGTCCTTGAACGCGGCGCCGACCGTGGAACTGACGGCGCCGCCGATCACCAGCCCGAGGGCGAGTTTGTTTGCCATGTCGTGGCCCTCATGTGCCCAGCACTACCGATGGCGGCTCAATCCGTGAGCCACCACACCATATCCGCGAACGGCATCGACTGGATCTCAGCGGCGGAAAATCCGGTTTCCGCCGCCAGACGTTTCGCCGCCGACTTGATAACGCTGGGGTTAAAGCCCGTCGTCGCTGTCCATGCGAAAATAGCCGGCCTGCAAGCGGTTAAAATCCACCAGCTTCAGCCCCTCCAGATCCGCCACACGCGCACCGGACAATGCAGCAAACAACACCAGCTCGCGCTGCTCATCATCGCCACCCACTTCACGGTTGGCCGCCCGCACGTCGCCCACGGTCGGCGAACGCAAGGCAAGCTTGTCGACGGTCACGCCGTTGATTTCACTCGGACACGACAGCGTTACCAGCACCTGATCGGTGGTCAGCGACAACCACGCCGGCATCAAGGCCGAATAATCGGTTTTCGGTACCAGGTGCGAATACGCCGTCTGCACGCGGCGATAATCCGTCAGCTTGAGGCCTTCCAGATCCTTCAGTCCGACTTCGGCGAGACCTGCGAACAACATCAGTTCGCGCTGTTCATCATCACCGTTGGCAGCACGATCAGCCGCGCGCACCTCACGCACGGTCGGGTTACGCAGGTTCAACGTCTCGACGTCGACGCTATTGGCTTGGCTTGGCCGGGTCAGCGTTACAACAGCGCCGAGCGCACTGAGCGACAGCCAGGCCGGCAGGTTTTTAGCGATTACTTGAGTCATCTGGATCTATTCCTTACATGCCGAGTGCTTGGCGCACTTCGAGCAGTTGGTCTTTGCCGTCGATCACCTGAATGCCGGCGACCATGTCGATTTCGTACATCAGGCGCCCGTCGATTTCGAGCTTGTAGTAGGTGACCGCAACGGCGTGTTTGATCTCGGCAGCATCACCGGCTTTCCAGTCACCCAGATCGACCTCTTTGAGGCGACCGCGCAGGGTGGCAACGACTGCTGTCACCGCGCCCTTTTGGCCCTTGAAGGCACCTCGGAACGTGGCGTTGAACGCCGTGCCGTCAGCCAGGCCGAAGTACTTCAGCGACTCGCGGCGTACGCCCTTGGTGACAAACGAGGCTTCCATTTTCTCAAGCCCCTGATCCATCTCGATGGGGCCGGCCATGCCGCCCCCACGGTATTCGTCTGTCTTGGTGGTCAGCTTGGGCAGCGTCAGGCTGGGCACGTCGCCGGCGAAGTTCACGCCGTCGACGAACAGGTTGGTGTTGTACAAAGTCTGAGGAATCATTGGTTACGCCCCCTTAGGCTGCTTCAAGCACTTCGGTCATCCACTGATCGGTGACTTCGAAAAGGAAATTCGGGTTCTCTGCCGGCGGCACGTCGGTGAAACGGATGCGCCAATACACCTTGCCCTGGGCGATCTGGCTGGCCGTGTTCAGTTCGGTGTCGGGGAACACTTCAAAGTTGATGATTGCGCCCTGGGCTTTCAGGTCGCGCATGAATGCATCCAGACCGTTGGTGACATCGGTCACGTAGGTCTTGGTGATCGAGCGGTCAACCGCCCACTTGTGCCCGGCCTGCACCGCGTCCATGAGGATGAACAGCGTGCGAACGCGGGTAACGAACGCCCACTTCGGATCGCTCGACAGCGTTCGGTTACCCCACAGGCGGTAACCGTCGTCGCGAATGATCGTGGTGATATTGGCGTTGTTGAGCAGGTTGGCCCGGCAGGTCTCGTCGCCGTCCAGGTACTCGACCGCGCGACCGGTACCGGTGATGCCGGTCAACTCCTTGTTCGACGGCGAGGCCCAGAAACCGTATTCAGCATCCGTCCAGGCGAACAGCCCCGCCGCCCAAGCCGAGCCGGGCGCGTCGACGGTCTTGCTGGTGATGGTGTCCCAATACTTGACGCCCGGGTCGACCATGAACAGGTTGCGACTGCCGAAGTTCTCGGCGTAGGCAATAGCGGCCTCGTCGGTCGTACCCGGGCCGTCGATGATGCCGATAGCGCGCAGCTTCTGCGCCACGCTGTCGAGCGCCGTGGCCACCGCCTGAGTCGCGGTGTGGCCCGGGGCGATCAGCAATCGCGGCTGGGCGTTGAACAGGCTTTTGCCGTCGAGCAGCGCCTGCAGGCCAGTACGCTGCCCCGACTCCAGCACGCCGCCGATGATCGCCGAGGTTTGCAGCGCCGGGTCTTCCAGCTTGGCCACGCCGATGGCGACGATCACCGCCTTGGCTTTGACGTAGATCGCCTGACAGGCCTTGGTGATTGCCGAATCGGCACCGAAGGCGGCAATGGCTTCGCGCTCGGTGGTGATCAACTTCAGCTCGCCCGCTTTCGCCGTGCCGCCCCCAAGAACGCCAGGTGTGAATGTGTCGCACAGACCGATAATCGACGAGGACGGCAGCGAGATGGTACGCGCGCCAGTGTCGACCGACGTGGTCGTGACGCCGTGGAAAAAACTCATAAGGGTCAGTCTCCAGAAACGAAAAAGCCCCG